TTACTCAGATCCCGGTTTATTTTTACTGAACCCCCCCCAATATTTACTCAAAAATTTCTTGACAGGTTTTTTCTATTCTGCATCCTGGGGCATTTCGGCCACCCTCCCGCGGGTGCGCTTCTGCATGAACTCCTCGATGTTCGCGGCGTGCGCCATCAGGCATCGGCCGATGATCGTGGCCGGCAGGCCCTCCTTCAGGAGGCTGTAGAGCATCGGCTTGGAGACGCCGATGTAGTCGGCGATGCACTGCGCGGTGATGAGGATCTTGTCGCTTCTCGGCGTCCCGCTCACCGCATCCACCTCCCCTCGGTACGCTTGAGCCAGCCTGCCGGCCGCGGCGGGCCGGGAGGCCGGGCGGGAGGCGGCGTCCTGTGCTCGGCCAGCAGACGCAGGCCGCCGCCGGGGAACTCCATCTCGACGCAGGCCGCCGCGAGGATCTCGGCGTCCAGCAGGTGATTGGGCCGATGGTGGACGTTGACCCATTCCTCGCGGCCGCGCTCGTCGAGCTGCTTCTCCTCGGCCAGGATCTGCGCCGCGTAATCCATGCCCGTGTCCCGGTGCAAAAACATCGCGCCGGGCAGCTCCCTCGTCTGCGCGTTTGCGGCGAGCTTGAGCCGGTAGTGAAACTGGTCTTTCGCCTTCGCCGTGTCGACCGACAGGATTCGCAGCCCCGCGGGAAGCTTCCTGCCCCGCGGCGTCGCCAGGATCTCGTTGCCGAGCCGCAGCATGCCGGGCAGCGCGGCGCTGGATCCCTTCGTCCCCCAGAGGGCCACGCCGCCGCGGCCTCGATTCCGGAGCAGCCAGAGGTAGGTCTCCTCCGTCATGGTCATGTCCTCGAATTTTTCGCCGCCGCCCGTGTCGACGCAGCACCGGAAGATCTTCATCGTGCGCCCCGTCTCGCCCACCGGCCAGGCGGTCTCGAAGACCAGCTCCTCGACCTCCTCCCAGGTCTGGAGGAACCCGTAATGGATCGTCCAGCTCGTGCCGTTGGCCGCCCAGGCCTTCACCACGAACCAGAACCCGTGCTGCTGCACGTCGACCCCGCAGGTGAGCCGGATCGCCTCCTCCGGGACGACCTGGGCCGGCAGGGGACAACGCGCGGCCAGCACCTGCTCCGCGCTGCCCGAGACGACCGTCAGCTTCCAGGGCTCGGCCAGGTGCTTGTTGTGGAAGTCCTTGAACTTGTTGATGTCGGACAGGCCCCGCAGGAAAGCGGACGCGATCTCCGAGAGCGAGACGAACGGGGAGAGCCAGCTCGGCAGGTGGAATCCGATCCTGACCGGGCGCTTGCGCCCCAGGGCCTCGGGCAGCTTCAGGCCCTCCGCCCTGTCCCTCCAGCCGCCGGCGCGCACGGCCGCGTCGCGCTCATAATCGTTCCATTGCGCCAGGCAGGCCGGGCACTCGTACCAGGCGAGTTTTTCGGCCTCGATCACGGCGGGGTCCTCGGAATGGTGTTTGCCGTCGGGGCCCGGTTCGGCCGCCCGCGGCCACTTGATCTGCCTGAACTCCATCTTCTGTTCGGTCCCGCAGGCCGGGCAGCGGACCCAGAAGTCGAACACGAGCTGCGCCTCCGTCGTGAGAGCCCGCCAGATGTTGCCCGTCTCCGTCGTGGGCGTGCTGATCTTCCAGATCTTGCGGTTGAACCGGTAGGTGATCGTGCGGGCCTCGCCCAGGGAGATGGGGTCCGTCTCCCTCTTTCCCGCCGTCGCGGGGTATTTGTCGACCTCGTCGAAAAGCAGGTACCGGATGGGCTTGTTGGCCAGCCGTGCCGCCGAACGGGCCCAGGCGATGTAGATGGGCATGTGCTTCAGGTTGATCCGCAGCGACGTGCTGTCGTCGTCCACGCCCGTCAGGTATCCCCGCAGCCGGGGGCTGCCCTTGATCATGGGCTGGATGCGGTCCTGGCTGTTCTCCTTGCCCGTCAGCTCGTCGGGGTAGATGCACAGGGCCGGGCCCGGGTCGCGGTCGATCGCATAGCCGAGGCAGTTGAGCATGGCCTCGGTGCCGCCCACCTGGGGCGACTTGCACAGGATGACCGTCTGCACCGCGGGGTGCCATGAGGCATCCATGATGCCGGCCAGGTAGGGCGTGATCTCGTTCTTCCACCTGCCCGGCAGGACGGACATCGTCACGTAGCGGTACCGCTCGGCCCAGCGCGACACGGGGATCTTCTTGAGCTTGCGGAAGATCTTCTTCTCGGCCTCGCTGAAGACGACCCGCAGGCGCACCTTCCCGGCGGCCTGCCGGAGGGTCTCCGGCACCCAGGGGCGCGAGCGGTCTATGCGAACGGCGCCGGGCATTTATGATTCTTTCCTCAACGCGTTGCGGCTCACCACTTCCTCCTGGCCATCCTCGAACCGCACAAGGGCGCTGTTCATCCGCATCCGGGCCAAAACCCGGCAGCGCCTGCCATACATATCCCGGCGCTTTTCATTGTTCTTCCATTTGTACCGATACATCTTCATCTTCCCCATCAATCACCACCTCGAATTCCTTCGCCTGCGCATAGCCGTTGATGTGCTCGTCGAGGTCCCGGATCATCGCGTTGATCAGCTCTCCGGCCTGCTTCACGTCGCCGCCGGCGATGCGGATCCAGTCGGCGGCCCTGGATTGCACCCAGTGCTTGAGGCCCGCCTCGAGGACCCCCGCCCGCGCCGCCAGCTCCTCCGCCATTCTTTCTTTTTCTATGTATTTGCCTTCCTCGATTTCATTCAGGCGGCGCTTGCGCTTGAGTTCCTCCTCTTTGATGCTCAGCTCCGACTCGAGGATTTTCCGCTGCAGTTCATCCTCCGGCTCCTGGAGCTTTTTACGCGTCGACTGCCGCTTCAGCCATGTCTTCGCGTAGCGGTCGACGTCCTTCTGGTGATACAGACCATCGGCTTTCGGAAGAAGCTTGCCTTGCTTGCAATGCAGGAATACCGTCGATCGCTTGGCGATCCAGCCTGTGTCGCCCAGGTACTCCACGACCTGGTCGACGGTCGACAATTTTGTTGACTCTTCTTCTGCCGCCGGGCGCACGCTCATCGAATCAGATTTTCCCATCCGATCTCTGCCGATGGATGGCTCAATAGATAATCCCGCACCAACGGTTCGCGGAAGACCAGGCGGTTGATCCGCCCTCCCACATACTTCCCGTCCCGCAGGACCGCGAACCGCTCCGGCGTGTTGATGATCTTCACGCCGGGGTTCTTCCGCAGCAGGTCGCGCAGCTCGAGCAACGGCCCCGGGATCTCGCCGCGCAGCAGCTCTTCCTCGACAGGCGCCGGCGCGGACTCCGGGCGGGCTCTCTGCTCCGTCTCCGGCCCGCTGATCGTCAAGGCCGGCGGCAGCCCCGCTCTGATCCACTGTTCAAGGTCCGTCCCCATCGCATACGCCTCTCCTGGGTCCTTGCCCCGGGGCACAGGCCAGCGGTCGCATCGGCCGAAGTTCTCCTTCCACCAGGACGCGGCCTTCGCGCCGGGCTCGTCGAAGTCTATGGAGACGAGGATCTGCAGGGCCCCCCGGAGGACTTCGCAGGCCTCGGCGTCCGGCTTGGCTCCGGCGGAACCCAGGCCGACGGCGCCGGCCAGCCGGTTATTGGCCATCACGGCGATGGCGTCCAGCTCGCTTTCGACGATGACGAAGGCGCGCCGCCCGCGACCGAGCAGCATGACGGCCTTCGATGACCCGGGCAGGACGACATATCGCGGATTGCCATCGGGACGCCGGATCCGGATCCGTTGAATGACCCCGTCGCGGATGTAGGGGATCACGAGCCCCGCAGGAATCCAGAGGGCTTTGGGCTTCCCGTCGTCGCGATGCTCCGGGTCAAGCCCCCAGGCGCTGCGGGCCCGGTAGATGTCTTTCCCGTCCTCTCCGGGGTTCCAGCCGAGCCGGTAATCCTCCGCGGCGCCGGCATCGATGCCCCTGGCCGCCAGCCAGGAGAGCATCTCGCCGTTTCTCTCCAGCTGCCCCTGGGCCCAGGTGACGAACCTCTCCGCCCTCTCCTGCCAGATCTCGCCGGGAGGCCTGGAGGTCTCGGGGACCCACTTCGCCCTGGAGGGCACATCAGGCCGCCACCCGGCGGGCCGCTCCGGAATGTCGAGCCGGAGCTCGGCGCAGGCCTGCCTGAAGGTCATCCCATCGAAGTCGATGAGGAACTGGATATTGTCACCGGCCTTGCCGCATCCTCGGCACCAGTAGCTTCCGCCCTCTTTTTGATTGGGCCAGACGTGGAAGCGATCCTTCCCGCCGCAGCCCGGGCACGGGCCCTGCCACTCGCCGCCGTGGGTTGCGGCGGCCTTGCGCAGCTGCACACGATGGCCGGCCATGTCGAGGACGTTCTTCATTGTGAGGCCCTTTTCAAACCCTCCCTGTCTTTTTCTTTTTTATAACAACCCAATATCATTACTATTTTTATTATATTAGTTAATAATAACCCCCCTTAAACTGGCCTTCAGGGAGGGTTGGAGGGTTTTTCCTATAAAACTCTGGCTGAAAAATTTTCAAAAACGATTAGGCTATTAAAACCTTGGAAAAACCCTCCAACCTTCCCCATTGAGTATTCCAACCAAATCGTCTACGTCGATCCCCGAATGAAAACGGGAAGTTGAAATCAACCTGAATCCGCCCTCGAAACGGGGAGGGTTTCTGGAGGGTTGGGGAGGGTTGTAGATACAGGGAGGGTTTTTCACCCAATTTCCCTTTTTTTGCGATTTTTCAAAATACAGAGAAAAACCCATATTAACCCTCCAACCCTCCCCGGTTGTCGGCCAGGGCGATGCCGTGATACATGACGACCCCCTCACTCTTGTTCTTCTCGTATTTCTGGGACAGCTGCTTGCCGAACCAGGTGCCCGTGGGTTCGTTCTTGCCGATGTTGTCGTGGTACCAGTCGACGAAGCGCGCATAGAGCGCAGAGCTCTTCTCCTTGGCCCCGGGCTCGCGGATGCAGCACTCATCGATAAAGTCGGCCAGGAGATCCTCGTTTCTGCGGTACAGCTCGGTGGCCTCCGTGACCTCCCGGGGCGGCTTGAGGCCGTGCTGCTGGTAGAGCAGACAGCCACGCACGAGCCACGCCAGGATCCCCGGGGCTTCCTTGATGACCTGCTGGTCCAGGTTCTTGATGGCCGGCCGCTCGTGAGGCTCCTGGGGCTCTCGGGTCACGAAGCTGATCGTGAAGGGGATCAGATGCAGCCGCTCCCAGAAGGCCTTGTCGTTAGGAGGGGCCTGGGGCTGCGTGTTGGTCATCAAAAAGAGCTTGTGCGTCGGATTGAAGCGCGTCTGGTATTTGTCGTGCGGGTTGCGGCCGACGAGCGAGTCTTTTCCCGTGAGCCACTTGATCTTGCTGGCGCTGAACCGGTGCCCCTCGTCCACCTCGGAGGCGAAGGCCATGCGGATCCCCTTGAGGCTCATGATGTCGGGCGACGGCCCCGAGGAGCCCTTCACGAACTTCGTCGAGAGGAGCATCTCGGCGGCGATCGGGCAGGACAGCTCGCCCATGATCTTGGAGATCGTCTCGACGATGAGGCTGCGGCCGTTGTAGCCGGTGCGCCCGTAGAGCACGGGGAAGACCTTCTCGTGCACCAGGCCCGTCATCGCATAGCCGAAAAGCCTCTGCAGGTATGCGATGAGATCCTCGTTGCCGTTGAAGATCTCGTGGATGGACTTCTCCCAGAGGGGGGCCGGAGCATCGATGCCCAGAAAAGGCACGGGGCTGGCCAGCGACAGGTAATCGCTCGGGCGTCCGTCGCGCAGGCGGCCCGTCTCGAGGTCGATCACCCCGTTTGCGCACGGGAAGAGCATAGGCTTGTTGTCGAACTCCTCTCCGGTGATGGCCAGCGGATCATGAATCGTGTGGGCAAACTTCAGGCACGCCGTCCGGCGCTTGTCCGCCCGCAGATGGTTGACCCGCCTGAGCAGCTGCTTCTGTATTCCCAGCAGCCGCATTACCTTCTTGGGGGCTTCGGCGTCCTGATCGGCCGTGAGGTCGGTGATCTGCCCGCTGAGGGCCTTGTACTCGTCCAGATAGTGGTCCACGAGCTTCTCGACGGCTGCCAGCGACCGGTTCATGATGTCGCGCTTCCAGTAGTGGCCCTGCCATTCATACCATTCCTGGGTATTCTTGACGAAAAGGAACCGATCACGAAACAGCGTCGCATAGAGGACGCCGTCGCCCTGCTCGTTGGCATATAAACATTGCTGGATAAATTGGCCGGAAAGCGCAGGGGATTCCTTCGGCGCTGCCGTTGAAATCTCCTGGGCGATTCTCTCCTCGACCTGTTTGCGGATCTCGTCATCTCTGCCGGTCACGATTCATCCTTCTGCGCAGTTCGTAGATCCACCTCAGCGAAATATCCGGAATCGCCTCCCGGATCTTGCTTGGCTCGACGCCGGCGGAGATCAGATTCAGCACGATCGCCTTCTTGGCCGGCTCCAGGAGGTGTTCGGAGCCGGGCACGAACTGCCGGCCGCAATCCCGGCAGCGGTACTTCTGCCGGCCGGCGGCACCGCGGCCCCATCGCAACAGCGAGGTGCTCGAGCAGCCCGGGCAAGCCGGCGTTGTTTCGGCGTCAATCGTCATTTCACTTTGCCGTCCGCATCGCCTCCTGGAAGGCGGCGCTGAAATTCTGTTGCCACACCCGATCAATGGTCTTTTGGGCGATCTGGTAGAACCGGAAGATACTCCGGTATACCGGCTTCCTGACAAACATCATGATCGGTTTGATCGCCGACCCCTTCGAGAACCCCACACGCTTGTAAATCCCGGGCTTGAGATGCCCGCCCTGCCGGGCGACGAAATATGCGTATCCCAATGTGCCCTTGCGCCGGCTGCCTTTGAGCAGCCGTGCCTTGCCCGCCGCGGCCATGTTCGCCTTGTATCCCTGCTCGCCGAACGCCTGGAAGTAGGATAGGACCTGCACGATCTGCCCCCGTGACAGGTTCCCCCAGGCATCCATGTCGGCCCCCTCGCCGGGCGCGATGTACATCCCGGCGGGCAAAATGCCGATCCGCTGCAGTGCCCGCTCGAAACGTTTCACGTTGCGATCCTGGCCGAATATATTGGGGCTCATGTACTTCGTCGCCGGCGTGCCCTTCCCCGCAAACTCCCGGAGATAGACCATGGCCATGAGGGTGGCCTTCGTGGCCGGCTTTACGTAGAGGCTGTTCAGCGTGTATGGGGTCGGGCGATCGAACACCCGTTTGATCTCCGCCTCCAGATCCTTTTTCGCGTCTTGGGCGGTCCTGGTCAGGGCCAGCGCGGTTGCATAGGGTAGCTGATTTTTCTCGAGGGCATTGAGCGTGCGCCGGACGGCTTCAATCCCTTCAATTTTGATCGAAATGTTCATTCACCCCACCATTCATTTTGCACGAAATCCAAAAATCCAAACAAAATTAGAATTTATCCGGAGCCAAAAGCCGAGGTTCGAATTACCCTCATCGCGAACGGCGCCGGAAGGACCCGCGATACCCGTAGATACTTGTCCTGTTCCCTACTGTTGGGGTACGGGGCCGTCCGGTTGGGCGCGTTGTCGAAACGACGTGGACTAAATGAGACCTTCATTGGTCAGTATCTCCTCGATGGCCATCATAGCCTGATCGTCCGGGCCGCGGCGGTGGCTGCGGGAATATTTCACCCAGGTATCATAGAGGTCGGCATTCTCCGGCAGGGTGAAGTCGAGCAGGACGATCCGCGGATCGGGAGAGATGAGCGCGGCGGCCTCTCCCTTGATCTCCGCGATGGGCAGGGGGTCCGGGAGCTTGTCGACGACGACGGCGGATGTGGTCGACTTCTTGCCGGCGGCGCGGATTTTTTCCCGGATGAATTTCACCTTCTCGGGGGCCAGCTCGGCCGGGACGCCGGCGGGCTTCTGTTTTTTCGCCTTCTTCTGGCCATAGCCGTTGCACTTCCAGCACTTCCCGTGCGCCAGAAGCGTTCGCTCCTTGCCGCAGCCTGCGCAGATCCCTCTCTTGCTTGGCATGTCCATCCTCTCCGCCTGTTCGTTTTCGCCGTCTTCCGGATCGGGCCCCATGAAGCTCTCGATCCGTCCGGGGCCCTCGTTTTCCTCATCCTTGCGACGGAAACCCCAGCGGGAGGGGCTCCGATTTCCGCACTTCATGCAGGCCAGGACGCCGTCCTGATAGTAGGTCGACTACGATTCGCATTTCCCACAGACCATCCGACTCATTACTGGCGTCCGAGATTGTCATGGATCATCATTTTGATCAGCTCATTCCAGATCAGCATCGGTCACCTCCTCCCGTAGTCGGGAAGGAAGGCGACGAGGATCCCGAGCACGACCACGGCGCCGACAATCGCCCACATCGTGCAGCCCAGGTCCCGCAGGATGAAAACGGCCGTGATCGAGAAGAGACCCACAAGAAGGCCGAATCCGAACTTCGTCATGGCTTCTTTACCTCGCAGGCTGCGCTTTTCACCTTGCAGCCCCTGCATGTTGATTTGTACACAACGGTTTTATATTTTGGGTTGGGGTAGGGGCACCGGGTCATTTTCTTGTGCATTTCTCTTTCTCCTCTCTGCGGACCGGGGCCGCCACGACCAGGGCGGCGACGAGCGCCAGGATAAAAAAGACCCAGTCGTAGAGTCCATGGTCGATCCGGTTGAACAGTTCGGTCACGGTTTCTCCTCTCCCTGCGAGGCCTGCAGGTCGCGATACTTCGAGTTGGCCAGGATCGCGGCGGCGAAAAAGCCGAAGGTCGCGCCGGCCATGCCGGATGCCAGGATCATGCAGCAAAGTTTCAATAGACCGATCTCGACCATATGGCCCTCCTGAATGGTGCCCGGCGTTCTTTGCCCCCGGGCCGGGCGCCGGGGGATCCAACGGGGGTTATGATATGGAGGTAGTCTTCCGCATCTGCCGGACGCGCCGGGCGCACTCGCGGGGGCCCTGATGGCGCGTGTAGATCGACGATTTCTTGACGGCTGTTCGGATTTTGCCCGTGGCCTGGAGCAGCTTCAGCACGTTCTCGGGAATCCGGGCGTTGCGGTTTGAGTTCATGCGGTTCTCCTGATCTTCAGGAACTCGATCTGTCTCATGATGCTTTCTCCGTCGCCTTGACGATCTCCCTCATGCTGGCCTCGCGGGCCCCCAGGGCGATGGCCTCGCGGCGCTTCAGGTAGTTGATGCGGAAGTGCTCGATCCCGAAGTCGCGCCGGATCCACTCGGCCTTGAGCCCCAGGCGCCGGCCGAAGGCGGCCAGCTCCTTGTGGCCGCAGGTGGCGACCATCATGTAAGGATAGCGGGTCCCGTGCTCGGGGTTGCAGTCGACCAGGATCGCCATGGGTTCATCTCGTAAACAGCCACACGATCAGCGCAGCCAGGATTGTGAAGCGCCAGAGCTCACCGAGCAGGCATCCCAGCGGCAGGGGACAGCGGATCGTTGCGGGACCTGAGCTTTTTAACATACGCTTCGACCTCGCCGGCGGTGACGACCGAAAACGCCGTCTTGACGCTTCGCACGGCTTCCGTGAAATTCATCATGTTCTGGATCAAATGGATGAAGGACGCATCGAAGGGCTCCAGGAGGCCCTTGTGCGCCCACTCCCTGGCCAGCTCGAAATTGATCCTGGGCACGGGCCTGTAATCCGACATCAGCTTGAATTCGGTATGCGAGACCGACTTCGCCTGGGTGATCCTGATGATGATCATGTCATCCTCCTTCAGGCGTTTGCGCGCCTGTTGATCCTGACGGGCTGGATCCGGGCGGCATCAATCAAGGATGCGCTTTCGGCCCGGAGCTTCTCGCGGCACTCGTCGCAGAGACGGTGCGAAACTCCTTCGCCGGGCTCCTCGCCCAGTATCCGGATCTCGTCGTGATACCAGCAGCAGATTAATAGTATCATCGTGCGCCTGTTAGGTGCCCGGGGCCGGAGGAAGGAGGGGAACCGGCCCCGGGCGTTTGCGGTGCGCCCCTCTCATGCCCGCGGCGGTTTGACTGCGTCTGCAGCGCCTTCCGCCATCTTGTGCGGCGCACCGGTTTCGTCTTCCGTGACCGCGGCGATCGCCCAGACGACGGGCGAGACGACGATCAGCCCGATGGCGGCCAGAATTTCGCTCATCCCAGCGGCCCCCGGATGATCACGGCCGCCGAGACGGCGGCGAAGTAGAAGGCGGCGAAGGCGACGACGCCCCAGCAGATGCGGCGCAGCAAGCGGCCTTCTTCCTCGAGGAGCTGCTCCCACGTCGAGTTCTCGATGTAGCCCCGGAATCTCCTCAGCACGATTTCCCTCCCATGTACTTGCGGCAGAACAGGTCCAGCGGCCTGCGGTCTCCCCGCAGGCAGGCACGGACGGCCATCCGCCTGGCGATCTCCTTCTCCTCCCGGTCCGCGGGGCGCCTCTCCTGCCCGAAGAAGAGCTCGTGGAGGTCCGCCACCATCGCCTCGAGACGCGCCAGACGTTCCTCGGGGGTGGCCGGGGGCGGGGAGGCGCCGCCCCCGGCCTGAACGACACGAGGCTCCCGATGCGATCCGCTTTTCATTTCCTCACCGACGATTCGATAACGCGCAGAAACACGGCCACCTGCCGGATCAGCTCCCAGGCCTCCCGGTTGATGCGGTCGTATTCCTGCCAGGTGATCTTTCCGTCCCGCAGGGCCTTCGAGGCCTCGGCGGCCATCTCGCCGAATTCCTGAATGGTCTTGAGAAGCTCTTTGGAGGCCTCCGCGGCCGTGTTTTCCGATTTGGGGATGGGAATGACGATCTGGCCGAAACGCTCGGCCAGATAGTGTATGGGGGCAAAGGCTTCCTCGGTCTTCACGCCCAGGGACAGGGCCGTCTCGATGATCGTCTCGATTCGGTCCAGGGGGTTGTAGGCGCCCGAGTCGGTGAAATCGGTCGAGGGCTCCTGCCACTTGTGAACGAGAGAGGTGGAGACGTGCAGCCGCCTGGCGTGCTCGACGGTCTGGCGGCTGATGGCCCTGTTCAAGGCTTCGTAGGATTTCACGGCTTACAGCCTCCCGGAGAATGAATAATTGAGCGGTTGAAGACGATGGGTTAACCGGTGAACAACGCCCTTGCTTTCTTCAGGTGGTTGGGTTATCAGTATCCTGTTTGACCGGATAGTTGTCGAACACCTCCCGGGGTTCCCTGCCCAGGCGGGAGGCGATGAGGTCCATCAGGCGCGGGGAAACAAGCTTCCCCAGGATGACCTTGGAGATGGAAACGGGGGTCACGCCGGCCTCTTCGGCGATCTGCCGCTGCAGCACGTGCCGTTTCTTCAGCTCGTACTGGATATCGATCGGGTCCACGGTGTTACTCCTCTGGTTTTGACCGCCACCAGGCGGTGGTAATTTTGAATATCGGAATTCCAAACAGGTAAAACCGGCTGACCAGCATCATCCTTCCGACAGGAGGGACTATGAGCACAGTTTCCGAAGCACTCTCCTTGCTCGAAAAGATTCCCCAATGGAAGCGCCTCATGGATCTAGCTCCCCGGCTCGATGCCATTGAAAAAAGATTGGCCGATATCGAACAGAGACTTGCCGGTGGCGGCAAGGTCTGCCCCAGATGCAGCAAATTGACTTTCGAATTGCTTTCCACCAAACCGCACCCGGTATTCGGCGTGGCGGGTGCCAAAGAAATGTTTTATCGATGCAGCCAGTGCGGATTTGAGGAAACAGAATTCGTGGAGAAGTGAGTTCATTATTTACTGCTCCGTGAGGTCGTAAATGGCCAAGTGGGGGACAAGCTGACCGTCATGACTTATCCAGGTCAGAAGGCCCCGACGTTTCGATGTATAGAGCGCCGCTTCGATTTTTCCTGCGCGTCGCCTTGCGGTTTGCGATGCAGCGCGTTCTGAAAGTGATCGGTCAGTGAAGAAACCAGACATAAATGAAGCTTTTGCCGCGCTTCATCGAGCAGGATCCTTGCTTCCGAAAGCACTGCCCGATTCAGTTCCTCAATCAATTCTTCTGGAGTATCTGAAATTTCGGAAGGCCATGTTTCGTCTCCAATCTCATGCCTTAAGGCTCGAGGAGAAATTGAAAAGGAAATCCCTGCTGTGATTCCAGATACTGTCTCGTTGATGGAGATCGATATGCTCATATGCGTTACGGACCAGATGGTTTCATGTAACTCTGTCGGCCTTTCGGGGTAATAGATAAACGAAATGTTCACGCATGTCAATAAAAATTTTACGTTATGAGTAAAGAAATTCTTCATATAATAGATAGGATTAAACATATCAAGGGCTTACAGTCAAAATCCGATGTGGCAAGAGTATTGGGGCTATCGAAGGAAAACCTTCACGGGTATGAAAAGCGAAACAAAATCCCCCTTCATGCCATTTTAATGTTTTGCGAAAAAGAAAACCTATCGCCTACGTTTGTGTTGTATGGTCACTCGCGCGACGAAGGAAAATTCGGGTATGGGCCGAAGGCATCGATCGAATATGAGCAACCTGATATTAAGGCCGTGCACGATCCTACTGTGGCCGATACGACCGCGCAGGAGAAGCACGCCGAGGTCTATGCGGCGGTGAAAGAGATCCTGGAATCGGGGGACGATTTCGTCATCAAGGCGCTCAAGGAGCGTCTGGCGGACTACAGGGTGTCGGTGGCCATGAACCGGGAACGGCGCGCGATCCAGCAGCGCCTCGCGCGGATCGAACAGATACTGGAAAGCTCTCTTGCAGGGGGCGGATCGCCGGGGGGAGAGGATCCCCGGCGGGACGCCCCGCCTGGGGAAGATATCATCGCAGAGGATTCCGATACCGGAGAGAAGGCAATGTAATTTGGATAAATAGCTGATATCTAATAATATTTATACTTCAATGAGATGGCGAAACTAGCTGGAATAATTACCATTGTCGGCGTGGCATTTATTGGCCTAATCTTTGTCTCGTATTGGACAAATAGTTCTGATCGTTCGCCTCCCGCGCCGCAGAACAGAACAGAAAAGGCGAGGATTGCGATTGGAGACTCCTGCGTTATTGATTCCGGTCAGGGACTCACCGCCGTGGCCAGACATCCAGCCGATTTTGAGGATTGGTATAAGGCGATACGGGCGCGAGACGATTACGGACTGAAAGAACTCATCTATTCCGGCCGCATATTAGCCGTGAAGGATCAATCGACGATCCTTATAATCGACAGCACGGCAACCCTATATAAAATCAGGGTCCTTGATGGAGACAAGCAAGGAAAAGCCGGATGGATCCCTATCGAGCACGCAAGAAAATATCCCAGACAATAGCATCATATACCGAATGGGATGACTATCCTGTAAGATGGCATATTCTTTGCTTTGGGTATAAGTAAAAATATTCTTGACAATTCCGATTTCATGGTTTAGTAAACACCTCCCCAAAAGTGATATTGACTTCCGGAGACCGGAAGCCGATATTATGGACAAACGGCCAATATGAAATCCACTCGGGAGGCTGGCGAGATATAAAATCTTGCCGTACAGCCTCCCCAAATTTTTTATGAGGAATGCTCCATGAAAAAGGTGGCCGTTTTCATCGACTGGGATAATATCAGGAAGGGAATTTTTGAGGAAGGGGGCAAACGGTTAAAATACAGAACGAACTATAATGATATAAGCAATGTTATCAAGTATATACATTCCTTCATAGATCCGGGATCAGAAGAGATTTACCGGATCTTTTTTTATCTGACGGACCCCTATGGAGAGACAATAAACGGCGTCGATTTCTCCAAAACGTCCACCTACAAGCATGCCACCTCATTTATCGAACGCCTCAGCGTCGCGAACCACATAGCTATCCGCAAGGGATCATTGGTTCCCAGAGGAAAAGATGTCCAAGGCAAAACCATCTTCATACAGAAAAAAGTCGACATGCTCCTCGGCCTGGACATCGCCCATGTGTCATACTGCAGGCTCGCCGACCGAATATTGATCTTTTCCTGTGATACCGATGTAGTGCCTGCCCTGAAGGTAGCAAGAATAAACGGGCTCCAGGTCATTTTCCCTGTGTGCCCCGACATCCAGAGCGATATCAACCGGGAGCTGAAAATCCACTCAGATATCGTCCGCGAGATTCCCTTTGGTTCAATATTCCCAAAACCATGAGCCGTACTCATGTCGATCCGCCGCAGAGGGGAAAAGTACGTCATCGACTACTACCCCAAGGGGCGCAAGGGCCCGAGGAAGAGACTTACCCTGCCCGCGGCGGTGACCACGGAAGAAGAGGCCCGGGAGTTTGAACAGGAGTTCCGGCGGGCCTCGAAGGAGCCGGAGGAGCCGGAGATCCCGAAGGGCTCGACCGTGTCCGATGTCTGGCCCTCCTACGCGTCCTGGTACGAGCTGCACCGCGAACCGACCACGCTGAAGGACCTCAGCCTCTCCTGGAACAACCACCTGAAGCGTCAATTCGGGCACCTGCGCCTGGACGAGATCAGCCCGCGCCACATCACGGTATACAAACGATTCCGGAAAGCGGAGAACGGCTCGAACCGCACCATCAACAAGGAGTTGTCCTATCTGGGCGGCTTTCTGCGGTGGTGCCGCAACGAGGAGAACGGCCTCGCGGACCGGCCGGCGTTCTTCCGCATCGAGAAATTGCCCTACAGGCGGCCCATCCCGATGGTGCTCTCCATCGGAGAGACCCTGGCCATGATCCGCGCCGCCGAGCCGCGCTACCGGGCCCTGTTCCTGGCTCTTTACGCGGCGGGGCTGCGGTCGAGCGAGGCCCGGCACTTGAAGCCCGGAGACGTCGACGAGGCCAACCGCCAGATCGTCGTGCGGCAGAAGGGCGGCGGGCAGAAGGTCGTCCCGGCCAACCGGCTGCTCCTCGAGCACCTGAAGGCGATCGAGCCGAAGGGTCAGGACCAGTATTATTTTCTCAACCCGCGCACGGGCAAACCCCTGAAGGACATCCGCCGGGCCATCGCGCGGGCCCGGGCGGCCGCCGGCGTCATGAAAAAGGTGACACCCCACCTCTTCCGGCATTCCATCGCCACGCACCTCCTGGGCAGCGGGGCTAATCTGCGGACGATCCAGCAGCTGCTCGGCCACAGCCAGCTTGCGACGACGGAGATCTACACCCACGTGGCCGTGGAGCACATGCAGGGCGCCGTGGACAAGCTCCTGGAGAACGTGGATATACCTGTCGGTGACTACAAAAATAGGATGGAAAAACGGGATGTTAGATGAAAGTGTCTACATGCGGGAAAATGGCAAGTAGTTGATTTGTTTGTGCCTATTCAGATTCGGCATGAATGCCTTTTAATCCGTTGGTCGCGGGTCCGAATCCCGCACGGCCCACCAGAAGTGAAAAGGGCCTCCGCCATGTTCGCGGAGGCCCTTTCGCATTTCGTGCGGACCAGATTCCCGGTTACTTGATCACCGCGGCGCCGGCCTGTGCGACCTGGCCGTCCTGCACGGACGAGCCGCCGGAGGCGCCGATAGCCCCGACGATCCTGCCGCCCTCGACGATGGGCACACCGCCCTCGATGGCGCTGATGCCGTCCAGGGTCAGGTAATGGACGTTTGATTTCACGGCATTCTCGAGGGCCAGGGTCGCGCGCTTGTACTGGACGGACGCCTTGGCCTTGTGAACGGCCACGTCAATGCTTCCCCACTGGACCACGTCGAAACGCTCGAAATACACGAGCTGCCCGC